GTCTAAGCTCATGAAAGAATATGCCCCCGAGAGCACTGTTGTTACTATGATCGGCCCCAAGAAACGTCCGCAAGATTTTGGCTTCAAGAAAGGCGATTCGCATTTGATTGTGAATGATGCCGTTGAGACCATGAAAGCCTTCTCTTTTGAAGGGAAGCTTCTATGGGAAATTTCTTGTCTTGCTCGCGGACAATATAGTGATTTTGAATGGAAAATCACGAACTCTGACTGTCCTCCTGGTCTGTATAAGATCGGCGCCATCTACAAGGACTACGATCGAGTGGGCGACAAACCTGCTTATGATCGTACGCTCATGGCTTATGGTTGGTACAGTTTTGACATGGTGGAACTGGAGAATCAGGAGGCTAAATATGGCCGTGCAGGAATTATGCTACATGGTGGCGGAAGCGCAAATGGTTGGCCTGGCGCATGGGCTCCCAAGCAACCTCTAGTACCAACTCATGGTTGTTGCCGTGCGTTTAACATTGATCTTCGCGATAAAATTCTACCTCTGACGAAAACAGGCACAGTGTATATTTCAGTTTTTCAAGAAGGTTAATCATTCGCCATTCGCAAATAGCAAATGAATTGGCAGTCTTGGTTTAATGCTCTCTGCTACGAACTAGGCTTATGGACCGTTGCAAAACGGCCTTCCCTTGCTTTTAAGCCATGGTTCAAAATGCTCATGGCTCATTGCAGGCCTGATTGGGCAGAGTGGAAAACCAAAGGCGTCATGCAGAAAGTTGACCAGCAAGCTGCTGTTTTAGTGAAACAATGGGAAAAAGAAGAGCGAGAAACAAAAGCAAACGATCTGGCCGAACAAGCTCATAAGCTTTTCCCTGATGCCATCATCGCGCCTCTCCCTGATGCCATTGTTCCATCTGTCCTCATTGAAACAGCCCCACCAGCGGACGCTAGTGAGGCTGTAAAGGCGCTAGGAGGAGAGCTGAGGATTACGTACCAGCTCCCCAGCTCAGAAGCGCCCTAAGGCGCTTCCATTTAGCCAGCTCCTTCTCGTGGTAGGTTTCCCACTCACTGATAGCTTCGCTTAATCCCTTGATGGCAACGGCAGGATCGTCGTCCGTGAGAAGCTCTTGAAGAGCCTCCGAAATGTGATCCACTTGCTGCTTGTACCACTGGTCGTTAAAAGCCACTTTGATAAATCAATCAACTATCGCATATTACCAGAATTACGCCCAAGAGCCAACGGAAATATTGGCGTCGCCAGTTCCAATGGGCCAAATCTCAATAAATGATCCTGCTTTCGTGGAATATGCACCGCCCGGAGCGGCACTTAGTTTATATTGCATGTCAAATGTTCCGCCTGTATTTACACTTACTGTTCCAGTTATGCAAAAAACTACAACTTGAGTAGCGCTTGCTATAGCATTGGTCAATACAAGATTTGTATTAAAAGTTGTAATATAAGCCGTTTGCTCGGAAAAGGCACTTATTGCTAGATCGGTGCTTGTAGCTGCTTGACGATTCCATTCTAGCATTGCATACATATTGTTTACTGTGCAACTTCCACCAAAAAGAACACCTACAGTATGACTTGAAGCACCGGCTGTTTTTAAGAGTCGAAAAGAAGCTTGAAAGCGATAAGTGATATTTGCCTTCAGTGTTGGACTTACGCCCATGAATGATTGCGCAGTGCTGGAATTAGAGCCCGCGTAGTCGCTATTTAAGCGATATGTAATAAATGAAGGGGAAACGCCTCTGTCTGCGGGTGTTGAATAAAACACTCGCCCGTCATATTCAAAAACACCAGAAGCAGCAGTTGTTAAATTTGTACCCGCCTGAAAAGTTAAAGGGGAGAGAGAAGTGGTGCCACTAGCTACCGTCAAATTACTCGTTAAGGTGCCACCAGTAAAAGATGCGCCGCCAGCTCCAATGTCAACCATGGAGCCAGCAGCATTTTTCACGTAAAGCTTGCCTGCTGTTTTATCCCATGCAGGTTCTCCAATATCAAAATCACCCGCGCTTGGCGTGGTAGTGCCGTTGCGAAGAATAATTTTATTTTGACGAGGCATTAGAACGTTCCACCATCAATAGTGCTTGTTGTATCAAGATAATCGGTGCCAGCTACTGCGGCAGTAAATGCGCTCGTTCCATTGCCTTTAATAATTCCAGTGAGGGTAGTGGCACCAGTGCCCCCATCGCCTACGGCCAATGTACCAGTAATGCTAGATGCGCCGAGATCTACTGCAAGCTCTGTGCTTTCAATAACAAGGCCGCCATTTGCCTTTAAATCAACGCTTAAAGTGCCGTCTACAAGATCTAAACCATCACCGGCGCTAAAACTTGTGCCAGTGGCGGCAATGGTAATACTGCCAGCCGCGTTTGTAATGGAAACGCCAGTGCCGGCAGTTAGTGTGGCCTTAGTTAAACCACCAGTATCTGTGTTGCCAATTAAAAGCTGGCCATTTGTATAAGAAGATTGCCCAGTGCCACCATATCCAACTGCAATTGTCGTGCCTTGCCAAACACCAGTACCAATGGTCCCAACGCTGGTCAAACTAGAAGATGTGATGCCGCTGCCCAATGCGGAGCTGCTTAGTACGCTGCTGCCATTGATGTAATAAGATTTTCCACTTGCAAGATTTAAGTGTTCGCTACTTGTCCATGCATCAGTGGCGTTCACCCAATTAAAAGTTTTATCAGAATCGCCCTTGAGAAGAATGCCTCCGCCGTCTGCGGTGGTGTCAGTGGGACTGGCTACACTGCCAAGCTCAATATTTTTATCGTCAACAGTAACAGTTGTGCTATTTACTGTGGTAGTAGTGCCGTTAACTGTCAGATTTCCGCCAATAATTACATTGCCAGTAGTGCTAAGGCCATCAATAGTTGCACCACTAGCAGAAATAGTGCCAGTAAATGTTTTATTGCCGCTAATTGTTTGAGTGCCAGTTAAATTAACAAACGCACCATCGCCACCGATTGCTACGACCTGCGTGGCCGTGCCACCAGCGCCACCAGTACCGTAGCCATAGTAAAGAACGCCATTTCCGGCATCGCTTTCGTTATAAGCCAATTCAGCATTGGCCAATGAACTTGGGGCCCCCGTGCTGCCACCACTAGCGCGACGCTTAATACGAATGGTGTTTGCCATTAAAAATTACCCCCGTCAGTTAAGGCGTTTGTCGTGATGGTTGCATCCGCCTTAAACTTGGAAGATGCTGCGTCGTAATAAACAACACTTCCATCAATCTTAGCGGTTTCGTCTAAATTAATTCCTTTTTCTCCTTGCGGCCCGATTGCTCCTTGTGGTCCCTGCCCCAAAAGTTCCAGCCTCACCGATGGTGGTGCAATGGTTTCAATGGAAACAGGAACATTTGCAGCAATTGCTATTGCATTTATCCCCTGATTGACAATTACAGAAGATCGCTCTTCGTTGACAACAATAGTCGTGTTGGAAGCTTGAACAGTGATTGTCATTGCCAGCTAAGACCGCGATTGACATAGGCATTGCCTTCCACTAAATAATACGCGCTGTTATCAGGCTCAGTTACCAAGATGTCGTATTGTCCTTGTTGCGTAATGCTTTCAGTGCCAGAAGCTTCAAGGCGAATCTTGAAAATACCACTGGCCTGGCTTACATAGCTCACGGCAAAATCCGCAAATTTTGTTGCACCAAGCCTGTCATAAAGCTTGGAAGTCACTGTATATCCGCTCATATTGACAGGCGTGCCAGTGCTGTCTTTGTATTGCACTTGCAGCTCAAAAGTGGCACCTTGATAAATTGTAATGTCGTGGCTTCCTGGTGTTACCATGATTCCCCTTTTTCTTTATTGTAATTTATCTAGACCACTTCCACCCAGCCAATCATGCCTAAAGCTTTAGCGTTCACGTCAGTGTCCACGGTAAGAATCAACGTGTCGCTAACGCCAGAGGCGTTTTGCCCCAGCGCTAAGCGAATGGCTTCTGCCACTGCATAGTTATTAGCACTGCCCTGACTGACAAAACCAGAATCAATCACAGTGCCCCCCGTAGCAGTGCCGCTTGTCGTCACTTCTACATTGCCCCTACCATTGTTGGCAGCAGTCCACGTTACGCCAGAAAGCGTAGGGTTTAACCGTAGTCGCCACAACACTACGTCACTAGAAGCAGTGGTTGTAGAAATCCTCACGGGAAGAATGACATTACCAGTGCGACCACTGGCCATACGAATGCCAGCAGTAATGCGTTCTCCAGAAGTGTTGGGTACTGTTGAAAGACTATGCGACACTGAATAAATGGCACCATCTGGCTCGTAGCCGCCTTCGCTCAACAAGCTACAACAAACATGCTTCATTGTCGCTGAAGACGTTTGAGCACTGGCGTTATGAATGCGATAGGACAATGGCAGGATAGCTGTTGTCATATAGACGCTATCCAATGCATTGAAATGTTCAAACTCATGGCAATAAACTATTTCTCCGTCAATAACAAAGCCACACCTAACACGTCCCACTCCTAACCATTCCAAATCGGCAGTAAAGATTTGCGCCTTGGCAAAATCAAGAGAAGAAAGCGTGTCGATGTTCCAATTGCTTTGATTTACCACGTCTTCATTAATGGTGCCAGAAGCATAGCTTCTCACTACAAACTGCAAGGTAGTACCACTAGCGCGTAGCATAACGCCATTTTGATCATTAAAAATCCCCACTTCTTGAATGAGACCAGATGCAAGTGGAGCGCCAACAAGGCTTTGCAAAAGCATCATGCTTTTGCCTGCTTGATACGGAAAATTTTGCTTAGTCCGACGAAGAACAGTGTCTCCCGATGCAGTGGTGGTGCTCATTGCTACGCTGCTTTGATGCGTTAAAAACGTAGAAGTGCCACTGCCAGCAATGCTGTCAAACCATTGATCAGGACGCTTGTCGTAGCGCATTGTGCTATCAAAAAGCGTATAGGGAGCACTCGTGCGCTGTCTGCCGAAGGCATCTACGCTGCCACTATCGGGGCCTTTTTGTAAAATCTTTCCTCGATAATCTGCCTCAATATGAGTTTCAAACTGTTCACCGCCTCTAATTACTTGTCCCATGAGAATAATGTCTTTCTTTTATTGTACGCGCAAAAAGAAAGGGCCTTTCGGCCCTTTGCTTATTTACCTTGCCCAATTTTTAGCTTGCGTCCGTGGCTGGCTTTGCTATTTTTGCCATTACCCTGCCTCGTGCGTTTGCTTTTGTTTGGGACAAGCTGCTTTTGTCCGCTAATGCCTACTTTGCTTCGGGCTGCCATGGAGAAAAGACGAAAACAGAAGTTTAGCCAGCCCAGGGCAGACCAGTGCCCTTAGTGGGAGCAGCTTGCTCATCAATTTGAGCTTGGAGAGCAGCTTCAATTTCAGCCACTTTCTCTTCGCCAAATTTGTCGAGCAGCCAGCCCACTACAATTTCTTCCGTGAGATCAGCAAAGGGAATGGTTTCGTCTTCTTCTGGCGCTTCGAGACCAAGAGAACCATACGCCGAGGCACGATAAGTGCCATCGAAGGCTTCAATCGTATAATGCAAAGTGTATACAATGCCGTTGGAAAGCTGGCGCTCAAGCTGAGCAATCTTCCATTCGCAAGTAGTAGCCATAATCAATCAGGATGGTCTTAGTTAGTTTAAACAATGAAAAAAGAAAAGAACGGCGAGAGCACGCTAAGCAGAGTATTGAAGGTGACTACTCGCTCAGCAGACAGACAATCTGAGCTGGCGGATTGTCATACAGCTTTTGGCAGCCTTGCCATTTTTGAGGCAGCCACCAGATACTAAAAACAGTAAAAATAATCAGTACTAATGCTATTGCTCCGAGTGTTGTGTAGTCGTCGATCGATTTCATGCTAATTAGTGGGAATGACTACTGGTCAGTGGCGAGCAAATTCGCCGTGGAGTTCTTCGCGCAGCACTCGAACAGCAGCGGCGCACTCGTCTTTGTCTTTGAAATCTCCAGCGTGATACAGCTTGCCAAGATGCCAAACCTGACCGGACCAGTGGTTTTTGGTGCTGATCCAGCTCACGCCTTTGATGCCTGAGGTGCTGTCCTTTCGCAGCTTGGTGTTGCGCTGGTTTTGCGACACAGTGATTGGACGCAAATTTTCAATGCGGTTGTTGAGCTGATCGCCATCAATGTGATCCAGCATTGGCACGGGTTCTTTGCCGTGTATGATCCAGATCAAACGATGAGCCATGCGCTGCTTGCCGTTAATAACAATCAGCACATAGCCGCGATTACCAACGCAGCCAGCCTCATCACTGGCTCGTGCTTTGCCACGATTGACTTTCCAGAACAGCTTGCCGTCCCGGTAATCAAACAGTGTGTGGAGAAACTCGCTCGTTAGTTCAGCGTCGCTAGGCACAAGCCCCCGTTCGTGTGACGGGACTAGTATAGCTCCCCA